GCAAATATTGCGCTGAAAATAATAATTGTGAAAAGGTGAATTTATGTGTGATTTCCATAAAAGGGTCGAAAATTTGCTAACAGACTGGTCTGAATGGATGAGACACGATCCGCGCATAGGGTTCAATTCAAGGGTTCCAATATTCTCAACAGGGATGGGCAGCAGCACATTTGAGGAACTGCTAGAGCAGGTAGACAGCGTGGCAATGAGGGCGGTAGACGGTAGCGTAGACAGCCTCCCGCCGATCAACAAGGCGGCGATTTATCGAAATTATGAATTGTGTGGTGTATGGAGATTTCCAAGGGCTAATTATACCTACCAACAAGCATTAGATGATGCCCATGATATGTTGATTTTGTCACTGAAAAGAAAAGGTGTTTTGCTCTAACTTTAGTAGTAAAATTGAATTGTCGGTCGCTGGAGAGCGCGCAAGTTGAAGGTGCTAACTCACCAGATAGCCGACACACTCACTCAATGTCGGTTAGGACACATCATGAAAACTTGCTCTAATTGCAAGATCAGCAAGCCAATCCACGAATTTAATAAACGAGCATTATCAGCAGACGGTTTGAATAGCGCCTGTAAGGTATGCACCAAGCAAAGAGACGCGAAGCGTTATTTGTTGATAAAAGATTGTGCAGAAACAAAAACATGCATTAAATGTGGGGCGGAGTTTAGTAAAATAAATTGTCCAGAGTGCTCGAAAATATATAGCGCAAAATATGTAAAAGAAAATAAAGAAAAGGTGCGAATATCTGCGGCAAAACGTTACGTTGAAAACAAGGAAAAGATAAGGGATGCGGTTGCCATAAGGTATTTAAAGAACCCACAAAAGTTTAAAGATCGATCCTCAAAGTGGGCCAAAGAAAACCCAGATAAGCGCAGGGCTACTAAGACGGAGTGGCGGCGTAAAAATCCAGAGTCGGCCATAAAAAGAACAAATAGATGGAGGGAAAATAATCCTGATCGAGTGATAATAAATAATCAAAACAGAAGGGCCAGGAAAAAAGAAAGCAACGGCATTCTTTCTCACGGACTAGCAGAAAAGCTTTTTAAGCTTCAAAAAGGTAAATGTCCGTGTTGCCTACACGCACTTGGATCTGATTACCATATGGATCATATCGTGCCGCTATCACTTGGCGGGTCAAATACCGATGATAATATTCAGCTACTAAGAGCGGTATGTAATATGAGAAAACATACCGACCATCCAATAGATTTTATGAGGAAAAGCGGATTTCTATTGTAACTAAAACGAAATGGAATATTGATTTGATTGACAATTACTAAAAAATTTAGTAACCTTCCAAATACCGGGGCATTATTCGCCCTAAAGAAACACAAATTAGCTGCCATTGGGCGGCTTTTTTATTGCCCATATTCACCGCAGCGCGTTAAGTCGTCGCTGCTTTGCCCTGCCACTGCGCGGGGCTTTTTATTTCCCAGAGGTAGACCATGACCGCACAAACCGCCCGTATGCTCACCGACTCGGTGGGAAATCTGATAGATCAGAGCTACGATTCCTCGACGGACACGTTTGTAGCAGACAAGAGCACGGGTGGGGCGAAGCATGTCGATGTAAAAGCCATCGTATTGCTGTCTGGCGAGCGCGTAAATGCTGATGTGCTGGCTGTCGAATCGCAGAACGAGTCCATATCCGTAGCAAGAACGACAGCAGATGCCTCAGTAGGAACTGGGGCGGCTGGCGACTACCTTGAACGTGTCGTGCTTACCGTTGCAGTAACTACTGCTGCGCTCGAAGTCAAAGATAAATCCGGCACCGTACTGGCTGTATTTTTAACCACAGATGCGGTAGGTACTGTGCGCGAGGTTAAGGCGATTGCTACCGGAGCTGGTTTTGCGGTAACACTACACGCCTCTGGTGCCGGTACTGTGACATGTATTGGCCGGTTCAGTTAAGGGGTAAGCCATGACTACTTACTTCGTTGATCCTGTAAACGGCGTTGATTCAAACAACGGCACCGCTGCTGCGACCGCATTTAAAACGCTGGGTTTCGCCTATGCCATTTCCAGCGTGGCAGACACCATCAATGTCATTGCCTCTGATGCTGCACCGCTAAATGAGGGTTTGACTGTTGCAAAGAATGTGACCATCCAAGGTTATACCACGCGCAATTACGATCCCCTGCTGGATTTACGTAATGGTCGCACCGGCCAGATTGATAACAGCGGTTGCCGTGCTCACATTGTTGGTGGGCGGATTGTCTCGCACGGACTTGCTAAAGGAAACTTGCTGGACAACGCAACCTGCGAAGCATGGACAGATGCAACAGCAGATGCAAGTGTAATGTATGGATGGACTAAATCGGCAGGCGGTGGAGTAAATCGAGGGACTGGGCGAGGCGGATTATATTCACTCCAGATTGCGGCAGCTACGGCAACCGTAGACCATACCAGACAGGTTGATGTTTATCCAAACAGAACATATCGTCTTGAGTTTTACCATAAAGAATCATCCGCCGCTGACTACCGAGTTAAATATGCGCTTACTCATATCAGTACGGCGGGTGCGACGACTTACTTTACACAGGGAGCATCAGAAGCTGCTGCTGGTACGTGGGGCGCTGGTGGGGCGAGTAATTACGGGTGGAATGACGCTAATACTGGGAGCGTTGCTTCAACGAGTTTTGTCAGAACACATCAGGATTTTACAGTACCATCAGAAGGAAGATTGACGATTTCGATAATCTCCCCCTCTGCTACCCGAACCTATAATATTGATGATTTAAGCCTGATCGATGTCACTGATCCCACTTATACATGGGTAAATTACAGCGGCAATGTCTGGTACTTGCCGTTAGTTAATAATGCTCTGTATACTCCTGATTTGGTATTCTACAATCAGAGTGGGATCAGCGCATCAACATGGCGACCCATGCACAAGCAGGTGCCAATCCAGACTGTCGGTGCAGTTGATACAACCACCGTTGCTGAGGTGGTAGCGAACAGTTTGTCCCGATTTTATGATGCAACAACGCAACGCCTGTACGTGAACTTCGGTGATCTGGATATAACACAGATCGGCGTGGCTATCGCGCCATCCACTGTGTACGGCATCAACGCAACGAGTCCGTGCACCATCAATGACATCTATACTGCTGCTTGCCATAACGGGTTACGCACTGCTACAGGGGCAACCTCTGCCACAGTGTTCAATCGGTGCGCTGGAAATTCCAGTTATCAGGGCCACTCTGCTGTCGGCGGTACGGGTTTATTCAACGATTGCGAACTGGCCTACAACGAAGAAAATGGCATGGGCTCGGACGTTACTGGTACAAAGCCCGTATATGTCCGTACTGTGGCTCACCACAATGGGGATGATGGGTTCCAGTCCACTGCGGTGACAAGTGCCGCGTCCTTCGTGGCGATAAACTGCATCGCACACAGCAACGGGTGGGGTAGCAAAACCGCAAATGACGGATTCTCTAACGAGGGCACCAACACCGGGATGGAGCTATATGGCTGCACCTCTTACGGCAACCTGAATATTGGAATCAACGCTGACTTCAGCGGGACTGGCACGGTCATCGTTAAAAACTGTGTGTCCCACGGGAACAACGTCAACAATGCCGGAGGCTACACAGACTTCAAGGTTGTGGGTCAGGCGACCACGGCGAACTGCTCGAATAACTGCATCGGTGAATTGGATACGCAGAGCAATCTTTATGCTGATTCTGCTGCTTCTCCGGCGTCCGGTTACTACCCGACACATGCTTCCTTTGGCAATAAGATTGCTGACCCGCTGCTTGCTAATCCAGCCGGTTATGATTTTTCACTGTCCACTGGATCGCCGTGCTACCGATCTGGTGTGTATAACTCAAGTATGAAAACGGACGTTCGTGGACGGCGCAGACAAGTTCCGCCCAGTATAGGGGCGTATGAGCCTAGCAGCGGTGATGCTTGTCCGATAGCGAGAACGTCAAGGCCATGACCTTTTACCACCCACTGTGAGTAACCCGCTTCCACGCATAACAAACTAACCCGCTTCGGCGAAGTAACTAACCATGAACAAACTAATCTCCTTCACCACTGTGAATAATCCGGTGGGCTTTTTAATGCCTGACGAAAGGAGTGTGATCCGGTGCATATCGCTGTAATCCGCAAGTGGCTCACCCCAGAATCCACCATAAGCGAGGTGCGCATCAACGGCGACCGAGTTTGCTACGGGTTGGAGGACGCCATCAGAGAGGTGGACGGCCAGCCGGTCGAGTCGTGGAAGATCAAAGGTGAGACAGCCATCCCTTACGGCGCCTATCAGTTGGAAATTACACGCTCCACCAGGTGGAAGAAGGACATGCTGCAAGTGATGGACGTGCCGGGATTCTCTGGCATCCGTATTCATGCTGGAAACACCAGCGCAGACACGGAAGGATGCTTGCTGGTGGGGGACATCAAGGGCGACGATTTTATCAGCAACAGCAGGCCGGCACTCGTCAGGGTGTTCGGAGCAGTACAAGCCGCGTTGCATCGTGGCGATGAAGTCACTATTGAGTTTCAGAGGGAGTAAAATGAGCCTAGACCCATTAACCGCAGTCATTGATATCGGTGGCAAACTGATCGACAAACTGTTCCCAGACCCAGCACAGCGCGATGCGGCAAAGCTGGAGCTGATCAAGGCGCAAGCAGCCGGTGAGCTGGACGGAATAAAAGTGCAACTCAGCGCAATTATTGCAGACTCGCAGAGCGCAGACCCATGGACAAGCAGAGCAAGGCCGTCATTCCTGTACGTGGTTTATATCCTGCTGCTGTGGTCTATCCCGATGGGGATGTTGTCGATGTTCGCGCCGGACAAAGCCGCGGCATTTACCGTAGGTTTTCAGGGCTGGCTGACGGCATTACCGGAACCGGTGCTGCAATTGTTCGGAGTCGTGATGACGGGATACGTAGCGGGGCGGTCGTGGGAAAAAGTTAAGGGGGCTGCAAAATGACCGCAGAGGTTATCGACTATCGAATTACTGCGCTTGAATCAAGCGTCTCTGAGATACGCCAAGCCGTCAGATCAATCGATGGGTCATTGCAAATTCTAGCGCGCCTAGAGCAGCGCCACGCAGAGACCAGGGACGGTCTTGAGCGAGCGTTTGGCGAGTTGGCAGATCACGAGGCCAGAGTTAGGGTAATCGAGCAGGAGCAGCCGACTACAAAGCTCATCAAGGGCTGGGTGATCGCTGGAGTAGTCGGCGGGTTATCCATGATGGGCGTAGCGATGATTAAGTTGGTGATGGCGTGATGGCTGCGAGGAAGAACCCAGCAACACCAGCGCAAGATAAGTTAAACGCCGTAGGAATCGATGCTATTTGCACTGACGTTTGCGAGTGTGTTCCATTGCGCACAATAGCCCGTAAATGCGGGGTTTCTTTTGCGAAACTGGCCGAATATCTATCCCGGCCAGAACATACTGAGCAATACGCACGCGCACGCGAGGCTCAGGCAGACAAGATGGCAGAGGACATTCTTGCTATCGCTGACGATGGGCTGAACGACACCTACACCGATGATGACGGCAACGAGCGCACCGATCATGATGTAGTAGCACGGTCCAGGCTGCGAGTTGATGCGCGTAAGTGGCTGGCCTCAAAGATGGCTCCGAAGAAATACGGAGACAAGATGGCTATTGGCGGGGCAGATGATTTGCCGCCCGTCCAGATAACAGAAATCGTGCGAAAAATTGTCAAAGCTGATTAACCTAGTTAATGGGCTTATGTGTGAAGTGTCAAAAATCACGGCTTGGCATCCAATCACCAGTCGATATCAATAAATAAAACTTATGTCTTCGCTAACGATTGAAACGCCAGAAGTGTTTGAGCCGTTGCTTCAACCAGCCCGTTACAAAGGTGCATATGGTGGCAGGGGCAGCGTAAAATCACACTTCTTCGCCTCTTGCGTGGTGGAAGAATCCATCCGGAGGAAGGTCGATATTGTTTGCCTTCGGGAAGTGCAGAAATCGCTCAAGTTTTCCGTCAAGAAGCTCATCGAGAACAAGATCGAGGCTATGAACGCCGGGGCATACTTCGAGGTGCAGCAAGAGCAGATCAAATCCAAGCATGGCGGAAACATCATCTTCCAGGGGATGCAAGACCATACCAGCGAGTCTATAAAATCGTTGGAAGATTTTGGCATAGCGTGGTTCGAGGAAGCGCAGAGCGCCAGCCAGCGCAGCCTGGATTTATTGAGGCCGACGATACGCTCACCTGGTAGCGAGATTTGGTTTAGCTGGAATCCACGTTTCCCTACTGACCCTGTTGACCAGCTACTGCGGGGCGCTACGCCTCCGCCTGGCGCGATAGTAGTTGAGGCAAATTACACAGATAACCCTTGGCTACCCAAGGAGCTGATAGACGAGATCGAGTACGACAAGCGACGCGACCCGGACAAGTACGCGCATATCTGGCTCGGTCAGTATCAGCAGAACAGCAAGGCGCGGGTATTCAACAACTGGCGCATTGAAGAGTTCGAGAGGCCGGAAGGCACGCTTCACCGGTTGGGCGCAGATTGGGGATTTAGCGTTGACCCTTCTGTACTGGTGCGCTGCGACATAGACAAGAACCGCCTCTATGTGGATTATGAGGCTTACATGGTGGGCTGCGAGATCGTAAATCTCCCTGCATTGTTCCTGTCCGTTCCTGAGTCTGAAAAGTGGCCTATTATTGCGGATAGCGCCAGGCCAGAAACCATCAGCCACATGCGCAACAACGGATTTCCAAAGATCATGGCCGCAATCAAGGGGGCCAAGTCACTGGAAGAGGGCGTCGAGTTCCTGAAGAGCTTCGACATTATCGTGCATCCCCGTTGCACGCATCTGATAGATGAGCTTTCGCTGTACAGCTACAAGACTGACCCGTTTGACGATTCAAAGGTACTGCCTATTCTGGCAGATAAGGACAATCACTTGATAGATGCTTTGCGCTACGCCTGTGAAGGGGCCAGGCGCATCAGCAAGAATGAGGAATCATGGTCAAAACCGCTGAAGCAAAACTTAAAATACGTCGTGTGATCAATCAGAAGGAACCGGCCATATGCGGCAGGCTCGAAGCGATGAACGATTACGCCGCGCGTGTTCGTGTTGGTCAAAGTTCCAGCATGGGCAAGGAAGAAAGCCGCGCATTGATCATCAAGGCGCTAGAGGGACAGGGTTACACTGATTTCGACGGGTTGATTATTCCAGCATGAACAAAATCACTGAAATAGAACTGCTTGCCATCATCAAGGCGCATCGGCGAGATAGTCTCGGCGTGTCAGATGGCGACCTATCCAACGATAGGGCCACGGCAATGGATCACTATCATGGGCGGCCCTACGGCAACGAGATGGAAGGACGCAGCGCGGTAGTCAGTAAAGACCTGTCTGAGACCGTAGATTGGGCGATGCCGGCCATTATGCGGATATTCACTCAGTCCGGGAACATCGCCGAGTTTGATCCGATAGGCCCGGATGACGAAGAGGCCGCAGAGCAGGAGAGCGACTACACCAATCAGGTTATCATGCGCGACAACAACGGTTTCATGTTGCTGCATGACGCCATTAAGGACGCGCTGCTGCTCAAGAATGGCTATGTTAAACATTTCTGGGAAGAGTCCGAAAAGATCACGACAGAGGAATACAGCGGCCTGACCATTGAAGAACTAACCAATATGGTTGCATACCTCGAAGCAGATGGTGCTGAAGTTAATATCAAGGGGCAGGAAATCCGGGAAGATATTGTCAATGGCATGCCGTCTCAATTGATAGACATTGAGCTGCATATCAAGCGCAAAACCGGAAAGGTTTGCATTGAAGCTGTTCCGCCAGAAGAAATTCGCGTTTCCAAGCGTTGTCGCGGTTCCTTGCAGTCGTCGCCATTCACTGAGCATGTCACCAGCAAGACTCGTTCCGACTTGATCGAAATGGGCATGGATAAGGATTTTGTTTACAGCCTTACAGCGTGGGACGCAACCGAGAACGATGCGCAGGTACGTAGTCGCGATTCTATGATTGACGAATCCGACACTTACGGCGCGTCAATTTATGACAAATCCATGGATGAGATTCAATACTGCGAGGCTTATCTCAAGGTGGATTGGGACGGCGATGGCATCGCAGAGCTGCGCAAGGTTGTAACGGTCAGCGACAAGCTGCCAAAGGGCGAAGAATGGAACGAAGTAATCGACGCCGTTCCGATATCAGGATTCGTCTCCAAGCGCGTGCCGCATCGGCATGTTGGAGAATCGCTGGATGATGATCTTAGCGACTTACAGGAAATGAAGACCGTCCTGATGCGGCAACTGTTTGACAACGTGTACCTGACCAACAATCAGCAGTATGCCGTTAATGAGCGCGTCAACCTGGCTGACTTCATGACCTCGACACCGGGAGGAATCAAGCGCGTTAAAGGGCTTGAACCTGTCATGGGATCGTATGAGCCGATCATGACGACGCCGATTGTCGGGCAGATACTTCCGGTCGTGGATTTTATCGAGAACATCAAAGAAAACCGCACCGGAATCAACAAATCAACGACCGGCCTTGATCCTGACGTGCTCAAGCAGAGCACCAAGGGCGCGTACATGGAAAACCTCAACCGCGCCAGCCAGAAGATTGAAATGATCAGCCGGATGCTTGCGGAAACCGGTGTTAAGGAAATGGTGCAACAAGTCCATTCCCTACTGATCAAGCATCAGGACAAAGCGCGGGTGGTGAGGATGCGCGGCAAGTATGTGCAGATCAACCCGCAGGAATGGAAGGAACGCACTGATCTTGTGGTTAAAGTAGGCATCGGCACCGGCAACGAAGAGGATAAACGTACCAAGCTGATGCTGCTCGCACAAGGACAAGCGCAGTTGGCATCATTCGGTATGGTTGGGCCTAAGCAGGCATTCGCCATGTTCACCGACCTGGCTGAAACGCTCGGATTCCAGACACCGGATAAATACGCGCTTGACCCTGACACCCCTGAGTTCGCCCAGGCCATGCAGCAGAAACAGCAGGGGCAGCAAGGTAACCAGTTGGCCGAAGCGGAACAGGTCAAGGGTCAGTATCAATTACAGATGGCGCAGCAGAAAGTCCAGTTTGACGGACAGGTTCAGCAGATGAAAGCTCAGTTCGAGCATGAGCGAGAAATCATGAAACTGCAACAGAAAGCCAGCGAGGCGCGGGCAGACCGCGCCAGCCGCGAGGCAATCGAGGCCGCAAAATTGGAGTTTCAGGCATTGATTGCCGGTTATAACGTAGACATAGGACAGCCAGGTTTAGGCGCTGGATTGGGAGATGGTTAATGACACCGCAAACACGTAAATTTGCCTCTGAAGATGCGCGGCAACTGCTGGAAAACAAGCTGTTTAAAATGGCCTTCGAGCACATGGCCAACTCATTGGAAGCGCAAGCACTAACATGCAATCCTGATGACAAGGACAAGGCGCAACGCGTAGTGATCGCCAAGCAGATATTGGTCGGTATCCGCCGCGAGATCGAGCGCATTGTTGAAGATGGCGTCATGGCTGACTTCCAGCTTGCCGAAGTGGAGCAGAAGAAAACTATGTTGCAGCGAGTGATGCGCCGCTAACCAAGAGCAACCCAAACCGACCGGCCTAGAACCGGTTTTTTACGTCAATTCAACAGGAGTATCACAACATGGCAGAGCAAGCGGAGAACCCTACCCAATCGGGCGACAGTATCCAAGAGCGTTTGGAGTCTTATCTCTCACCGGATGAGCCGAAGAAGCCACAAGCCGAGGCGCAACAGGAAACACCACAAGCCGAGGCCGCACCAGAAACAAACGATGAACCCGAGAGCGACGAAAGCGATTCCGAGTCTGAGCCGCAGTTGTCTACCACCGATTTAGCCAAGTATTTGGGTATTGACGAGAGCTTGCTGGATGTTGACGAGCTGGGAGCATTGAACCTGAAGACTAAGGTTGATGGTGAGGAAGGCAAAGCCAAGCTATCCGACTTGATCGCTTCCTATCAACTGAGGGCGCATGTAGACAAAGAGAGCCGTGCCGTTGCCGACCAGCGCAAAGCCTTTGAAGCACAGGTCAACGAGTACCACCAGCAACTCGCAGCAAGAGCACAGCAGGTCGAGGACTTGGTAGCTGCTGCACAGCACGAACTGAACCGAGAGTTTCAGAACGTGGATTGGCAGACGTTGCGAGTTACCGACCCGGCTGAATACGCGGCCAGTTTGCAGGACTATCAGGCACGGCAGGCACATATCAACAACATTGCCAATCAGGCAAACCAGCAGCGCCAGCAGTTCAGCGCAAAGCAGCAGCAGGATCAGGCCGCATTCCTACAGGAGCAAGCCAAGGCATTGCCGACGCTGATACCTGAATGGAGCGACCCGGTTGTTGCAGACAAGGAACGCGGCGAGATTCGTGATTTCGCTATCAGCTTGGGTATTCCAAAGGATGATGTGGATTCGATTTCTCACGCTACACACGTCGCCATTCTGCGCAAGGCAATGCTTTATGACCGGATGCAAACCAGCAAGACGGCAATGGAAAAGAAAGTTGTTTCCGCGCCTAAGTTGGTCAAGCCCGGCCAGACCACACCACGTAACAGCAACGAAACCAGCGTGAACAACCTTCGGGCCAATGTTCGCAAATCGGGTGGCAAATTGGGTGTTGAAGAATACCTGCTTGCCACCGGCAAAGTTTAAGGAGAAACAACCATGGCACAACCCACCAATACATTTGCAACAAACGATGCAATCGGCAACCGCGAGGACTTGTCGGACATCATCTACGACATTTCCCCGACTGAAACCCCGTTTTTGTCTGCCATCCCCAAGGTCAAGGCGACCGGCACCAAGCACGAATGGCAAATCGACGCACTGGCAGCAGTTAGCGCGACAAACTTCGTGATTGAGGGCGACGACGCGACCACGGACGCCATCACTGCGACTACTCGGTTGTACAACTACCGCGCGATCTCTGACAAGGTGGCACGCATTACCGGAACCCAGGAAGCCGTCAGCAAGGCAGGCCGCAAATCTGAAATGGCTTACCAGATGAAGAAGCGCATGAAGGAAATCAAGAAGGACGTGGAAGCGGCCCTGCTTGAAAACAATGCATGGGTCGTCGGTAACGACACCTTGGCCTCTGAGTGCGCCGGTATGCAGTCGTACATCAAGACCAACATTGACAAGGCATCTGACGGCACTGCCGCAGGCGGAACCGGCTCTGATGCTTACACCGACGGCACCGCGCGCGTACTGACCGAATCCATGTTCGACAATGCGCTGTCTCTGGCATGGACTAACGGCGGCACCCCTTCGCTGGGCATCATGAACGCTTTCCAGAAGCGCAAGGCTGGCGCGTTTTCCGGCAATGCTACCCGCATTGCCAACGACACCAACAAGGTGAGCAACACGGTGGACGTGTATATCGACCCGCTTGGTTCTGAGGTGCGTCTGGTTCCTTGCCGTCAAGTTCCAACCGATGTGGTTTACTTCGTTGATCCTGAATACGCGGCCTTTGCCGTGCTGCGCGATTTCAGCACCAACGACTTGGCGAAAACCGGCGATTCTGAGCGCAAGCAGATTCTGGTTGAATACACGCTGGAAGTTCGCAATGAGAAAGCGCATGCAGGCATTTACGATCTGACAACCAGCTAATCAGTCGTAACCGCTTAACAGGGGAGGCTCCTGCTTCCCCTTTCTTTTTGGAGAACACCCTATGAGTTACGACATCCATCAAATCAATGGGGGCGTACAGTTCACTGACGACATCGCGAAGGCGGGATTCCCTAACGGGTCTACCGTCTCGGCACGTCATGAACAGTTTGGCCCGATCTGTAAAACCATCCTCCGCCTCGACAACGTGGCGCAAGCCGTAGTCAACGGCACCGAGTATCAGGGCACCAAGATATTCGACTTTCCTGCTGGTCGCATTCTGGTTCTTGGCGTTACTGCCACGCTCCAGCAAAAGACCACCTCCGCCATCGCATCCACGCTGAACGCTGGCGCAACTGGCGCGATCTCTCTTGGCACGGCCACGGCTTCTAACGTATCTTTGACTGGTACAATGGTTGACCTGCTCCCGTCTACGGCCTTCGCTTCGTCTACAACCATCAACGTAGCAGGCACGGCAGTAAGTGCTGCGCTGGCGGCATCGGCGCAGTTTGACGGCACCACCACGGCCAAGGATGTGTACCTGAACACGGCATACGCAACCACTGCCGAAGTGGACGCAGATGCAACCCAAACCATTTCAGGAACGGTAGTTATTACCTGGATTGATTTGGGAGATTACTAAGCACTAAGCAGCAATTACAGGGGCCACTTCGGTGGCCCTTTTTTTTGGGAGCAATAAATGATTGAGACTGACTTCTACAGCGAAGAAAAGAACGCAATCATCACCCGCACCACCTATGACAATACCGATGTATTGGCGGCGAATTTAGCAGACCGTAACGCGGCCAGCGAGACAGCAAGATACAAGGCTGACGCCAGCGGATTGGTGCGTGTAGCCAGCATTTCAGAGGGTGACGTAATCCGGCTCAGGAATCTCGGCTATAACCTGTTATCTCCTGACAAAGACGAGTGGCGGCGGTGTCTGCTGTATATACAGAGCAACGAGCCGCACCTGCTGACCGTACCCGGCAACCCGTTTGCCAAGAAGCACAAGAAATGGTCTTGAAAGTCGCCATAGTAGGTCTATCCGACACCACGCACCACCTCGCGCCGTGGAATGACAACGAGTGGGAAAAGTGGGGACTCCCGTGGGACGGTCACCACGCACAGATGGATCGGCTGTTTGAAATGCACGATATGCGGCTGTTAGTCGGCGAGCACAGCAAGCGCAAGCCGGGCTATTTTCAGCAGTTGGAAGATTGCGGCGTACCGCTATACATGCAGGAAGCATGGAACAACGCCATGCGCTACCCGTTCGAGGAAGTCGCGCAGACGACCGGCTATTACTGGAACAGTTCAATCGCCTACGCAATGGCGCTGGCGATTCACGAAGGCGCGGAAGAAATCGGCATTTATGGCGTGGATATGAAAGCCGACGATGAATTCGGATATCAGAAGCCGAACATGGAATACCTTGTCGGACTCGCAAGGGGCAAGGGAATCAAGGTGCATATCCCTGAAGAAAGCCCGTTGTGCAAATTCAATGCTTACGGAATCCGGTTTTATAACCATGTTCCGGTTTATCACAATAGATATGGATGGTTAGGCTAATGAGCATTGCAAACTACTCCGAATTACAAACTGCGGTCATAAATCGACTGCACCGCGCCGGACTGACGGCGCTTGTGCCTGATTTTATCGCGCTTGGCGAGGCTAGAATTTACCGCGATTTGCGCATCCGCTGCATGGAAACCGCACTATCCGGCGCCATTTCTGCCGGGGTGCTGGCATTGCCTGCCGGCTACATTGAACTCAAGAGCGCGTATATCGACGGGTCTCCCACGCGCAAGCTGACCCGGAAATCGCTCGACTACATCTACACCAACTACCCGACCCGATCATCCTCAAGCTGCCCGGTATTCATGGCTAGGGAAGGGGATAATTTCGTCTTTGGCCCCTATCCAGACACCGGCTACACGGTGAAGGGTATTTATTACAAACGCCTGTCCGCACTCAGCGACAGCAACACGACAAACTGGTTTACCGCGAACGCGCCAGACATCCTGCTCTATGCCGCGCTGGTGGAGGCCGCCGACCATGTGAGCAACGATGCCGCGCTGGTGAAGTGGGATGCCAAGTATTTGCAGGTAAAAGACCGCATCCAGCACGAGAACGACGTTGAAGAATTAAGCGGCTCAACTCTCAGCATGAGCGCGGAATGATCCAGTTCACCGGCTTTGCGCCGGACCTCGACCCTACCGCGCCCGGCGTAATCACCGACTGCACCAACCTTGTTCCGACCTTGCGCGGCTACGTGGGCGCGCCTTCCGGTGTGAATGTGGGCATGGACGCGCTGGCAGCCGCGGCACTCACAGGCGCAGTTATGACACAATTGGATGGCGCCAACCGTACTTTTGTCGGCTGCGCAACCAAGCTATACGAGAAATCCTCGGCAACGTGGGCGGATGTTTCCAGGGCAACAGCCTATAACGCCAGCACATCGTACCCTTGGCGCTTTGCTCAGTTCGGCAATGTCTCGCTTGCAGTAAATAAGGGCGACGTGATCCAGTCATCTAGTTCTGGCGCATTTGCAGACCTCACCGCGCCAAAGGCTGCGGTTATGTGCGTAGCGTCGAATTTCGTCATGATCGCTAACACCAACGAGGCCACTTATGGCGATTCGGTTGACCGCTGGTGGTGCTCTGAATATCTGGTGCATACCGGTTGGACACCGGCTATTTCAACCCAATGCACGACCGGTAGGCTGATCGCAACACCTGGAGCGATTACCGGCATGAGAACGCTGGGTAATGATGTAGTGGCGTTCAAAGACCGCTCAATGTATCTGGGGCGCTATGTCGGTGCGCCGGGGGTATGGGATTTCGCGCTGATACCTGGAGAAGTTGGCTGCTCGTCACAGGAAGCCATTGCAGATATCGGCGTGGCGCTGGTATTCATCGGCTTTGAAGATATTTACCTGTTTGATGGAAGCTCGCCTAAATCAGTTGGAACCCCGTTGCGAGAATGGTTCTTTGCAGACCTCGACCCGGCTTACCGTTACCGCATCCGCTCTTCCCATGATCGGCAAAACTCGCTTGTGTATTTCTACTATCCGCGCACCGGAAACGGCGGCGGATTGAATGGTTGCATCGTCTACAACTACAAGGCTGATCGCTGGGGCGTGGCGCACCGCAGCATAGAGGCGACGGTGGAGTATGTGACAGGCGGATATACATGGAACACCTTGCCTATCACGACTTGGGATTCGTGGCCTGCTGTGCAATGGGATTCCCAATTCTGGACGGCATCGACAAAATACGTGGCTTACATTGGCACCGATCACAAAGTTTATTCGCTCACTGGCGCAAGCTCAAGCGCCACCATGACGACAGGCGACTACGGCATGGAGGACAATTATTCCTTGTTGTCGAGAGTGACATTGCGCTACCTCAACGCTCCGACCAGCGCCACGATGACGAATTACTACCAAGAGCAGCACGGTGGAGCATGGACTGAGGACGTAACTACGACAGAATCGAGCGGGCGCTTTGATGTGCTCAGATCATCGGTATGGCATCGGGTGAAATTCACCTTCACGGGGGATTTTGAGATTAGCGGCGCTGCTGCTGCAACGACTGAACCGGATGGGGTGTTTTAAATGAAACTCCCCATCAACCCGGCCATCCCCAACGCATCAACTGAGCTAATCCGCCTGTTACGCGACATCGCGCAACAGCTCAACGGTATCACCGAGGGGCGCATTTCCCAGCACCATGCCGCGCTGACCGCAGCTCCGACAACTGGTAGCTGGGCGCAAGGCGATTTTGTGCGTAACAGCACACCGGCTGAATCTGGCACGGGCGGCATGAAATACATCATCTACGGATGGGAATGTGTAACCGCTGGAACACCTGGAACATGGGTCGAAGTTCGCACCCTGACCGGCGGCGGAGTGGATATAACCAAGCTGCTTACTGCCACGGCAACGCTTAATTTTGGCAGCATCGCGGCTAATGGAAGTGAGGTTTTGACGATTACTGTAACCGGCGCAGCGATTGGTGACACGGTATTACTTGCGCCACCTTCTACACTAGAATCTGGATTGGTATCTTTCAGTTTTGTGAGCGCAGCCGATACAGTATCGGTAAGGCTGCATAACGGAAGCGGCGGCACGCTTGACCCTGCCAGCGCAACATGGCGAGCCACCGTGATGGCGTTTGCTTGATGCAACTCCTGACCGTATCGCCTTCACACGTTGATCGTGCTTGGAAGGACGGGGCTGCATGTCTGGAAGAAGCGTGCAAGCTCGTTGACGAAATCACCGGCAGCCAGCTCAAGATGATTTTGTCCCGTGGCGAGCGCACCCTGGTTGCTTTGCGTGAAGGCGACGAAACAGTGGGCTGGGGGACGTTCCGAATAGACCAGTTGCCGAACATGCGCGTCCTGCACATCACTGACCTTGTAGCGCATAACGCCCACTTTGAAACCTTCTTTGCCGAACTGAAGCAGGTTGCCTGCCAGATGGGATGCAGCCGGATTCGTTGCGCTGCACCACCATCGCAGGCGAGGCTTTACCGCATGAAATGCCAATTCAAACCAATTTATGAAATTTTAGAGGTGACACTATGAGATACAACGCACTTTTACACGGCACACCTCAATCATGGGACAACCAGCGCAAGCACTACACGGGCGGGGGCGGCGGCGGAGGGCAATCTACCTCTACCACAACCGCATCTATCGCGCCGGAACTAAAGCCACTTGCCGACCTGTACGTCAAGCAGGCTACAGCCATCGGAAACACCCCATTTCAGCCTTACGGCGGGCAGCGTTTCGCCGACCTGAACCAGACGCAGAATCTTGGCCTCGGAATGGTGCAAAATCGCGCCCTGGGTGGATCGGCCACGATGAGCAATGCGGAAAACTCGCTGAACAAACTCATTGGCGGAGGAAACACCAATCCCTATCTTGACCAGATGGTAAACAAGGCTCAAACGTCTGTGGTAGACAATTTCAACAACATGGTTAAGCCACAAACTGAAATGGCAATGCAGAACAGCGGCAGCTTCGGCAACTCCGGCTACCAGCAGTTGATGCAGAACCAGCAAAAGGCAGCGGGCCAGCAAATGGCCGATATCGCGACTGATATGTACGGCAACGCCTACAATACCGATCAAGCCAACAGAATGCAGGCAATCGGCATGGCTCCAACCTTCGGCAATGCGGCGTATCAGGATGCGGCACAACTGCTCAACGCGGGTGGAATCCAGCAGAACCAAGCGCAGCAGGGGCTGGATTTCAATTATCAGCAATTCCAGGAAGCGCAGAATAATCCATACAAGCAGCTTGCCGCGACGGGCGGCGTAGTCGGGCAGAACATGGGATCAACGACAACCGGAACTCAATCTGGCGGGGGTGGAAAATGAACGATTTCTGGAAATTGGCATTATTGGGGGCCGGGATTGCGGCTACTGGTGGGCTGCTTGCGCCTGTTGCGGCTGGTGGCGCTGGGGCAGCAGGCGCTGGTGGATTGCTTGGCGCTGAAGGTTTGGCTGCATTGGGTGCCGCGGAAGGAGCCGGAGCAGCGGCGGCGGGCGGAGCTGGCGCTACTACCGCAGCCGAAATGCTGGCTGCGCAAGAGGCAGGGCTGGGCGCAAGTTCGCTCGGCTGGGGCGGCGCAACCACAGGGCTACAGGGTGGTATGAACGGCCTGCTGGGTGCAGAAGCAGGCGCAAGCACGGGCGGAGCGATGGGGGCAGGATTGGAGGCCATGAATACCGCCAACAGCGCCATGAGGCCAGTAGGTCAAGCAATGAACGCAGCAAACGCAGCCAAGGGGCTATTCGGCAGCCCACAGCAACCACAAATGCCTGTAGCACAGTCACAAATGCGGAGTATTCCGATTAACCTTGATGGCATCATGCAACAGAATCAGCAGAACATGCAGGGAGACATGCAGGAGCAAATGCGCCGTAGGCAGATGATGCAAGCGTATATTAACCAGATCGGAGGCAGATGATGGCTGGCCTACTCGATTTTATGCAAAGTCCAGAGGGCATCGGGCTGCTATCGATGGTAGCGGGTGGGATGACCGGGGCGCAACGCGGTACGCCGGTTAATAATATTGGCAGAGGACTTGCTTCCGGGCTGATGGGCTATTCCGGCGCACAGGAATTGGCTCGAAACGAAAAGAAAAACGCGCTTGAGGAGCAGTTCAAGGCACTGCAAATGGGGCAAATGCAACGGCAGGCCGATACGCAGATGAAGCAGGATGCGTGGCGGGCTGGATTGCCAGCGGCGATATATGGCACACAGCCTCAAGTATCGCAATTCCAGCCTGACGATCCTTTCAACCAGGGCGCGGCAGCATTCGGTGAGGGCGTAGGTGGTCAACAGGTAGGCAGCGGGATGGCGAACGTTAGACCAGGCAATCCGAATGCAATTCAGGATTACATGATTAGTCCGAACAACCCGTATTTTGATAAGTACGTGGATAGTACGCTAATGCCGAAGGCACCATCATGGGAAATCGGCGAACGCTTCAATGCGGAAACCGGTCGCAAAGAAAAAGTGATTTATGATAAGAATAATCCTAACGATATTCGTCAGTTTGGTGGAACAGAAGCGGAAAAGATTGTGACTGATAACCTTGGTGGTAAAACTATTTACCGTGGAGAATATTCTGTTTCACCGATTGGAAGTGCGCAGCATACAGCATCACCAGAGGCTTTCTTGGCTGATGCACGTGCGAGGTCTGAGGGTGCATTGAATCGAGGCGTAACAATTCGTGGTCAAGATCTGACTAATCAGCGAGCAATGGAGGTGAACACGAATAAGCCGCTTACTGAAGTACAAGCGAAGTCTGCCGGTTTCGCAAATCGTGCAAGAGATGCCAACGCAATTATTGAGAATATCGGAAACGCAGGAAGGGTTCAGCCGGGTCTCATAAAACGCTCTTTAGAGACTATCCCATTAGTCGGAGAAGGTCTTGGAACGATGGCAAACATTACGCAAAGCACAGATCAGCAGCAAATAGAGCAGGCGCAAAATGATTTTGTATCTGCGAATTTGAGGCTTGAGTCTGGTGCCGTTATCGGCACGGAAGAAATGCAGAAAGAGAGGAAAAAATACTTTCCGCAGCCTGGTGATTCTGATCGAGTTATTCAGCAAAAAGCGCAGAGCAGGGCAAACGCCATTAAATCACTTGAAGTGGGCGCAGGTCCGGCAATGGAAAAGATAAATGCCAACCAGCCAGCCAATTTGAAAATTGGCGCTGTGCGACAGGGCTATGTATATCTTGGTGGCGACCCTGCGCAGAAAACTAATTGGAGGAGAAAATAATGGCAGCGCCTTGGGAAGCATACGCAAAAGCGCAGAAAGCTGCTCAGCAGGCAGGACCATGGGGGAGATACGCGACGCCAGACGTAATCAGCGAAATGGGTACAGGAGAACGGCTGCTGGCTGGAATCGGTAAAGGGATGACTGATGTGTACAGGGGCGGGAAGCAACTGCTTAATATTGGAGATCAAGAGGCGCTAAAGCAGGAAATAGAAGAATCTCGTCGCCTTGATGCGCCACTTGTTGACACTGGCGCAGGTTTCACTGGTAATTTGATCGGACAAGGGGCTATTGCAGCGCCGGCGGCATTTATCCCAGGTGCTAACACGTTGGTCGGTTCTGCACTGATGGGCGGCGGGATGGGCGCATTGCAACCAACATTAACTGACGAAGAAAACACTTCTGGCGTTTTGATGGGCGCGGCAGGTGGCGCGGCTGGTAAGAAACTGTTTGACGTATTCGGCAGGGCGATTGCCGGGCGTGCACCCACTACTGACGTGAATGTTACAGGTGGCGGATCGTCGGCCAGTTCAACGGCTTCCGGCTCTGCTACGGCAAGAGGTACAGGCGGTGGATATAATTTCGGCACTGTAGGAGATGATGTATCGGCAGGATTGAACGAATCAAGACGGCAAGCAATGGCGGCAGGAAAGAAGCTCGGGATGCAATTGACCCCAGGCCAAGCAAGTGGCTCACGCGCATTGCAGCAGTTCGAGGCAAAACTGGAATCGCAGCCAATGACCAGCGGAAGATTCAATGCGATCAAAGCGAATAATCAGGCAGTCTTGAATCGTGCCGCTGCGAACGCGGTCGGAGAGACTTCTGATGTTGTAGATTCGTCCGTGTTATCAAGTGCGCATGACAGGATTTCAAAAGTCTACAAATTGGTTGCTGACAAAACACCAAGACAGATTGACCCTGACCAGTTCGTTAATCGGTTGGCTGGAATCGAGAGCGAATTTGAAGGACAACTACCCATAGGCGTGCTTGATAATCCGCTTGTAAAACGACTGTTTAGATACGCCGAACAAGGCCATGCAACCGGAGATCAGTTGCAAAATATCGCGTCCAAGATTGGAAAGGCTGCGAATAACCAGATGACTACCGCTAACGGTGATAGGCAGTTAGGAATGGCACTATTCCAGATTAAAGACCATGCTGATGATTTACTTGCATCTGGCCTTAAAGGGGAAACAAAAAAAGCATTTGATACGGCGCGCGGGCAATATAGAAATTTAATGCTATTAACTCAGCGTGAAGGTGTTGTTAATCCTACTTCGGGTGAAGTAAGCGGTGCAAATCTAGCCAGACTGTTGCAGCAAAAGGACAAAAAAGGGTTTCTATACGGCAAGAACAAAACGCCAATGTACGAAGCCGCAAGATTTGCACAAGCATTTAAGCCAATTGTTGGAGATTCAGGAACGGCCACAAGATCGGCGTTACCTTCGCCGACAGACTTTGTTCTTTCATTGCCGTTCAATATCGCAACGAGGGCATATACAAGCGCTCCAGTTGTGAATATGGCATCTTCCTACGCTAACGGGCTGGCGCCAACACTAGGGCGTCAACTACAGCCTTATTTGCCGTATGCAGGCATGTATGGCGGTGGCTTGCTAGGGGTCAATTCGTCTAAGTAGAATGCGCTTAATTCTACTTTCTGGAAGCCAGCGTTTTGCTGCTATCTTGAAAGGCAAAGCGATTAGAAGCATAGCCAGCAATACAAAGCCTTTTGCCAACATTACGAAAAATATATTGTTTTCCATCTAGCAATGATATCACAAAGGACACACCATGCCTGTTCCGTCAACTATCGCAGACCTTAGCACTACAGCCTCCAGCAACAGCCCTGCCGGAACTGATGCTGTAACATCTACGACCGGCCCGGATGATTATATTCGTGCGCTTGGTGCTATCATCAAACAGGAGTCGGATGCCGCAGGTTCCAGGGCGATTACCGAGACAATTGCAGCCACGTCAAAAGCTACGCCAGTGGATGCTGATTTAATCCCGATTTCAGACAGCGCGGCATCTGGTGCGCTTAAAAAGCTCACTTGTGCGAATTGGAAAGCCACACTAAAAGCGTATTTTGATACGCTGTATCTGACTCATGGGCAATGCAGGCTTGAATATTCAGCGGGGAATCTGAAATTAAGCCCATTAGACGGAAATAATATTGTCATCAATGGCGTGCAGGAATCAATCCCATCGGCGGGGGTGTCTATCGCTGCAACAGCATTAACCCCGTCCACGCTGTATTACATCTACGCATACATGTCTGGCGCTACAATGACGCTGGAGGCAAGTGCGACGGGTCACGCGACCGACGCCACCACGGGAGTCGAAATAAAGAGTGCTGACGCAACGCGAACACTGGTCGGAATGGCTTACTGTGTTGCCGGGCCGGCGTGGTCGTCTGATCCGCTGCTGGTAGTATCGTGGTTTAACCGACGCAACCGCTCATCTGGGGGCGTTTTCTCGGCTGTACGCTCAACCGCATCGTCCACCTATGTTGAGCTAAATGCAGAGATCAGGGTTCCGTTTATATCGTTTGCGGATGAAGCCATCCACATCTATAGCACAGGAAGCTCCTATCAATCAGGTGCGCCGGGCTATTCCGTTTCTTCCATCGGTATAGATGGTATTACCCCAGAGGATGTGTACTGTAGCAATTATGACCCTGCGGGGGGGAGTCCGGCATCATTCTCTCTATCCCATACAAAGCATATTGCGGAAGGATACCACTACGCAACACTGATCGGTCTTGCCTCATCTGCTGGCACTGCAAATTGGACCGGTAGCGTATCTGCTGGGTCCAGAACCACCCTAAAAGTAATTTCAAGAGGGTAAGCGCGATGAGCAGACCATTTGCAAACCTTAAAACCCTGTGGAAGATCATTGACTGGTTAGGCGATCATACCGCTATTCCAGAATCATGGTCCATTCATCTTCTGAGTCTGCAATGTGGATTCTTCGATCATGTTGGGTTCACGCTTGCCAGACTCATTTATCGTGATCCACCCAGCCTATTCATGAATGGGGTTTTCTTCATTCAGATACGTTTGCCCTTCTGGATTGGAGTTCATATCAGGCCCTTTACCAAGAAATATTTTCAGACTGGAATTGGCTGGAAGGGTAATGGTAGGTTCGCTGTATTGTTCAGATTTCAAACAGACGAGTCCAGCGCGAAGGGAATGGATTTTGCAAACACAGGGCAATCTACGGGTATGAACGATGGGACGAAATAGCGAGTTTCCATTTTACGTTTGTCTTATTCCGTAGTTATGCCTTTAGGCGGTTTAATCCTCTGCTACTTGATTTCCAATCTGCTACTCTTCTGGATACGAGCGCCTGCCACATCCCTGCCGGCCTTGATGGCTCGCTTAATATCAGCCTTTCGCGGAGTGGCCGTAGTTGTTACTGTAAGAAATTCAGGGTCAAGCAGCAGGTCATCATCAATCACCACAGACTCATCTCGATCTATCAGCAACTTTGCAACGAAGCTGCCATCTATAGCGGATATTTCCGTGATTTTGCACTTCTCCATGTTTTCTTTCAGGTATTCGCGGAACCTTGCGGCAGACTTTTCAATCTTTCCTCTGCGTTCCGCCATTTTTATTTCGGCTTCGCGGATCATCGCGGCCTCGGCCTCCAAGTTGAGCATATAGGCGACTACGTTCCTAGCCTTCGCCACGACCTCGCCATCCATACCATCCAGGGTGTCCTTGATGACCTCATCTGGCAAGCCAGACTCCAGCAGCCTGTTCATGGCTGCGGCGTAGTCAGCCGCAATGCTATACAGGCTCACGCTCATTTTTTTTCTCCTAGCGCTTCGTGCTTGGCAAGCATGACATTTTTCATCCTATCCCCAGCTTCACGGCAATTCGTTTCTTTAATCCTCGCTAGACACAGGCTCCACACATTTTTTAAGTCAACATCATTGGTACATTCCACAAATTTCCGCCCCCACTCAGCTTCCTCGTCATGGGTAATTTTTTCATCTTCCAGCTCCTTCGCCCGCTTGTTCTTTGCCAGAATGATGGCTTTTTGCGCAGTAGAGTCCTTGCTAGATGCGTCGAACGCCTCTTGGAACCGCACCTTTAGCTCATCAATCGTTTTGGCGGCTGCGAGCTTGGCAACGGCGGCATCAGTATCGAACTCGTCGTAGCGGCTTTCGTCATCCTCGCCAGTTTCAATTTCGAACACCTTCAGGACCACCATTTTCTTGGCATAGCTCAGTGCCTTTCCTGGTGCCTTGTCGCCCGTGTCATTGGCATGAGCCGAAACGCGCACGGTTTCGCGGTCTGCGCCGTCCTCGATGTTGACGAAATCGAAGTCGTACACCGCCTCGACGCGGATCATCGGGGTGCCCTTAGATGTCCTCTCGCCAGTATCTACAGTGACAGTTGAGACCAGATCAGGGTAAATAACGATCCCGAATTCAACCATGTAATCACGAACCATCGCAGTTACTTGGTCATGGGTGACGGCTTTGTAGGTCTGCACGACCTTTTCTTTTTTGATGTAGTCGATCTTCTTGCGTACTTCGTTGATGCGCTGATGAATGTTCACGTTACCCTCCTATATATCCAAGAAACCAAATGGCGGCAAAATACACCTCAACCGCCAGCAATCCGTACAGCCACTTCACGGCGTCACCTCGGCCTCTGCGGCCTCGCGCATCCGGTTCAGGCACATGCGCCTGACGGCTTGCCCAATTTCCGCTGCTGTGCCGTATCGCTGCATGAGTCGGTAGACCTCGACAAGATCGGCAACAGGGTCGGCAATGTGATCACCTACGAATGTGGCCGGATCGGTCGCAAGGTAAACTTGAATCTGTAATGCCACCGACTCGTTAAAGTCATCGGTGTCCTTGGCCTTGGCATCCTCGTTGGACGAACATGATCCGGCCATGTTCGGGGCTTCAAGCCCGGTTATTACCGCTAATCTACTCATTTTTTCACCCTCGCTTTCAGCATCATGTCGGCCCATTGGTAGCATTTTTTGCAGATAGTTGGCATGTGCTCGAAGCAGGAATCGCTGTTTGGCCATCCGGCTAGCATTCCTTGCATCGCCTTCGCCGCGAAGTAATCGCGCAGCGTCATGCCAGGATTCACGTCCTCTGGGAAAGCCGGGCCACCTGTGTTTTCGGTGGTCATTGCAGCCCCCGCTTCCAGTTGGCGACAGCCTCTTGAGGCGTCGCGCCCGATTGCCACAGGCCGGCGTTACCGCAGAGCCAGCACTTGAACGATCCATCATATCTGATTTTCATGGCGTAACCTCCTTTTCGCGTTCATTACAAAATAAAATAAACCAGCACTGCCAGCATGGCCAACACCGCGTAGATCGCCGACCTTACGGTTCCGGTCTGGTGGTCTTTGTAATCAATCATCGGGTTGCGTTTCATTTTCATGCCTCCTTGTTATTCCATCCAGATTCAAATTTACTACGCATATCATGTTTCGTCAAGCGATAACTCTAAATAAATATTTGTTGACATGGTTTAATCGTTTGGCGCACAATCCCAAAACCCATACCACACAAGGAATTGAGACTATGAACCACACCAAGCCGCGAGCGAGGGCGCACGGCAGAAAGCCAGTAAAAGCCCATCCGGCGCCACCAACCGGCATGACCCCCATGTACTACGCTAGGAAGCGCAAGAAGATTAGCCAGCGCGATCTGGGCGAGCTGGTCGGCATCACAGCCGCCAACATAAGCCGCGTTGAGAAAGGCGCACAGGTGCCATCCCTCGATGTTGCGGAGAGGCTGGCGAGATTCCTGCGCATATCCGAACTGCACATTTTTTATCCAGAACGCTATAAGGGGAAATCATGAAAACCAAGAGGGTCAAACTATCAGAAATCGCCATCGACGGCGGCACTCAGCAGCGCCAGGCCATCAGTGTTGAAGATGTGGAAGCCTACGCCGAGGCCATGCGCTGCGGGTCGCAGTTCCCGCCTGCCACCCTGTTCTTTGACGGTGCGATCCACTGGCTGGCCGACGGCTTCCACCGCTACCACGCCCACCGCGCCGCCGAGATACCGGATATGCTGGCCGAGGTGCGCGACGGCACGAAGCGCGATGCCCTGCTTTTTTCGGCAAGCGCCAATGGTTCTCACGGGATGAGGCTGACAAACGCCGACAAACGAAAGTCTGTCATGGTGCTGATGCTTGATTCGGAGTGGTCGCAGTGGAGCAACAGAGACATCGCAAAGCACTGCCACGTCACACCAGCGATGGTCGATAAAATCAGAAACGAAATCAACGAAAAACCTGCATTGCATAAAAAAGAGGCAGGGGTGCCAACCGTTGGCACTTCGCAGCCAGAAGCCGCGCCTGTGGCCGATATGACGACAGCATTACGGGCTGAAAACACAGGGAAACAACCAGAAAAGGCCGAGTTATCCACAGGCAAAAAGGCTCAAGACGAAACTCCCGTCGAGCCATACGACCCAAAAGATGATGAACTGGCCGAAGCGCACAGTGCCGTCATCGCCCTGGCCGAAGAGAATACCAAGCTGCGCGATGGCATCGCCCTGTCCGATCTGCCGGAAGACGAGCGCAAGACAACCGCAGAAATCATCGCCGGTCTGCGCGAAGAACTGCGAATTGCTCACCTCAACATCAAGGCTATCACCCAATCACGGGACGCCTTCATGCTGGAAAATGCACAGATGAAGAAGCAATTGGCTATGCAGGTCAAGGAAATCAAGAAGTTGGAGGCGGCTCCATGAACCCATGCGGCATTAACAAAGCTGATACAGGATGGATCAGTGTAGAAGATTCGCTTCCTGATGATTGCGTTTGTGTTTTGGTAAAAGTCAGTTATTCGTCAACGCCCACAATCGGGTGATATTGGCATCATGGCGATGAGTGGTGCAGCACGGCACCAGGGATGGACAGAATGGCAGCTTTTTATCCAGGATCGAAACTTCCACCCGAAAAAAGATGGTGCTGCGTTACGTATTGGAGGCCGATTCGCTAAGGCTGCGATTGGCGAAGCTCCGCTAGAATTTAGCCGTCACCTTCTCAACCTAACACGAGAATAATCAGATGGGTAACACATCATGTCTTGGAATAGAAATTTGTGGGGCGTCGAATTCAAGGGGCGAATGAAAGAAGACCCGCCGATGATATTGGGTTCGGCTTGGAACGGACCGCCGCAGCACCAATACGAAGGAGAGCCGACGCGGGCGCTGTTGTTTTGCACCAGGGAGCAGGCCCGCGAGTGGTGCAGGAACCGCCGCAAATTCAGCGAAGGACTGGGATGGACGTTTACACCGGTCAAGGTACGAGAGATGGTGGAGAAGGTGAATTGATGAAATTGCGGCCATATCAAGAGCAATCCATCGAGAAGCTGAGAGGCGGCATCAGGGATGGGCATACTCGGCAAGTATTGTGCGCCCCCACTGGTGCCGGAAAAAGCATAATCATGATGTCCATGATTAACGGCATAATCAACAAAGGCTCAAAAGCCCTGTTCATCTGCGAGCGCCGTATTCTGGTCAATCAATTTTCCAAGCACCTTGACGCGCATGATATCGATCACGGCATCATCATGGCTAATTCATGGCGGCATCGCCCTGACGCGAATATCCATGTTGCCAGCATCCAAACGCTGGAGCGCATGGAATCATGGCCTGCGTACGACATCATCTTTATTGATGAGCTCCACGCCTGCTGCCGGGCCTCTGTGCTAGAAATGATAAAGAACAGGCCAAATATGCGCATAGTCGGGGCTACTGCTACGCCGTTTCACCCCGCCATAGCCCAGCACTTTTCAAACGTGGTCAACGTAACGACCATGCGCGAACTGGTAAATGATGGGCATCTTGCGCCATTCCGAGTATTCGTTGCGCATGAAATCGACACCAAAGGACTCAAGACGGTGGCCGGTGAATGGAAAAAAGACGACCTCGAAGATAGGGGATTAAAAGTGGTTGGTGATATTGTGACCGACTACCTGCGCCTATCCGCTGAAATATTCGGGGGACCGCGCAAGACGATCTGCTTTTCTTCTGGCGTTGCCCACGGCGCGGAGCTGGCGGCGCAATTCAACGAATCCGGGGTCATGGCTATCCAGATCAGCTACAAGGATGATGATGATTACAAGGCCGATGTGCTGATGGAGTTCGCCAAGCCCGATACGGAAATTAAAATGCTCATATCGACCGATGTATTAACACGTGGATTTGATCAGTCGGATATAGAGCACGTCATTTTGGCGCGGCCACTCAAAAAGAGTTTTTCCAGCCACGTCCAGATGTGTGGACGTGGAGCAAGGCCACATGACTCCAAGTCCTTTTGCGTGATTCAGGATAATTCTGGAAATTGGCTAAGGTTTTTGGACTCATGGAATGATCTGTTTGGAAACGGCGTGAATACGCTGGCGTCCGACGAGGACATGAAGAAACGCAAAGAGCCGACCGAAAAAGAGAAAAAGGAAGCCAAATGTCCAGCCTGCGGAATGGTCATGCCGCCATACGCCGATACTTGCCCTAATTGCGGTCATGTCCGGCCAGTGCGTAATATGGTTGCGGCCGTCCCTGGAGAAATGAAGGAACTCGGAGAGCAGCCGAAGGCTGAGAAATTCTCTATCGAATACAAGACGCGCTTCTATGCTGAGCTGCTTGGGTATGCCCGCGATCACGGACAGAAGCCAGGAGCAGCTTATTACAGATACAAGGAAAAATTTGGGGTAGGCCCGTCCATGAAAACACCAGAACCAGTGACGCCAGGAGTTGAGGTGCTGAACTGGATTAAGCATCGGGCGATCCGCTTCGCCAAGGGTGCCAAGGCATGACCCACCGGAAGCCTGCGTGCCTCTTCTTCAAGGTTGGACGGCTGGTCAAGATCGTGGTCGGGAAGTATTCAGGCACCATCGGAACCATTCGCTCCATTGTGCTAACACGCGAATTTGACCCGCTTGTAACCGTCGGTTTTTTAGACCCCGTAACCTACAACCTCACCCAATCCGTATATGTGCGCGGCGAGCTGGAGCTGCTGCCGAGCGATTCTGAGGCAATGGTGGCGTATCTGCGTATGCTGGATAGTGGCGGGGACAGAAAGAAAGCAGACCCAGCCACAGAGAAAAGTGCCGCGCTGACAGCCACACAAATACTCAAATCCTGCAAACTGGAGCAACACGCCCACCTGGACAAAAAGGGATTCCCAGACGTGCGCGGCATGGTGTGGTACCCAGACGAGAACACCAATCTGCTGGCGATCCCGATGCGGGTTGGCAAAGAACTGACAGGGGTACAGCTAATCAGCCGCGATGGAGAAAAAAAGTTTCTCGACGGATCGCGGACAGTTGGCGCGGAATTCCTGATTGACGGTGGCGGTATCGACGTATTCGTCACCGACTACACCACGGGTCTTGCTGTTAGCGTTGCTCTCAGGGCTGCGCTAATCAAGCATCGGGTGCGCATCTGTTTTAGCGCCAGCAACTTGCAGGCGACCGCGAAGAAGGCTGGGGCCGGCTTCGTTATCGCGGACAATGACGAGTCAAAAACCGGCGAGAAAGCCGCCATTGAATCGGGCCTGCCTTATTGGATGCCGCCAACTGTTGGAACGGATTTTAACGACTACTGGCGAGAGGTTGGAACGCTCAAGGCGGCTATGGTGATGAGAAAATTCTACCAAGGGCTTGCTATTCATAAATAGATTTACTATACTTTGAACACATGCAAGCCTGCCAGCTTGGTTTAACAAGTGGCAGCTTGTTGAACCAAGTCAAAGGCGAGCAAGTAGCACCAAGCCCCCTCTGACGAAAGTTGCAGGGGGCTTTTTTATTGCCTGTAGCAAATGGAATCCAGACCGAAGTTAGCTGGATATAAAGTGCCACTCAGAAGGCAGCCAGGTAAAACGCCATAGCCGGGGAGGATAAAGACCGGCGGTTATGGGGGATTTGTGTACCGGGGGGATAAGGGCTGAAACAACACGCACCGCGTCGAAGTTCGCACGGTTGCCCGTAAGGCTGACGTATCGAAACTGATGCGAGGGGGCAGACCCTGAGCTGGTTGCGTAAAGGTTCTGAGCACTTGACTGGTCGGGTAACAGCAGCGGTCAAGGAAGATTTGAGAACTGTGGGATAGCGTTGAAACACTCAACTGGGCGGGCGTATTTTAGCACCCTGACGCGAAAAGGCTGAAATGGCGATACGCGACGACAGACTGACGCATATTGTAAGCGAGGCCTTTCTCTAGGATGGGCTTGGCTTGCTCAAACATCCTGATGTTATCTTTCTAATGTTAATAGTATAATTAAAAAGCTAGGACAGGGATTGCAATCCTTTCCGATTCTTCACAATCGGATTACTGGCAATAATTCAACTTGCCGTGAAGGGCATCAAAATGAAATCATGCACTAGATGTGGCGAAACAAAATCGCTCGAAGCGTTTTCCGTAAAAGAACGCGGGAAACCATATTTAAAATCACATTGTAAAAAATGCTGTAGTGAAAAATCAGCATCTTGGGCAAAATTAAATCCAGAAAAAGTAAAAGTAAAATCATTGGAGTGGGCAAAATTAAATCCAGAAAAAAAGAAGAAAGCTAACGCAATGTGGCGATCTAAAAATACACGGACAGAAAAACAAAAAGAACAAACAAATTCATGGTCAAAAAATAACCCAGATGCAAGAAGAATTCATAGGCAAAATAGGAGAGCACGCAAGCTCAACAATGGAGGAACTTTGTCAAAAGGATTGGCAGAAAAATTGTTTAAATTGCAACGTGGTAAATGTATTTGTTGTGGTTTTGCTCTTGGAGATCAGAACGTGGACAGCAATATGCAATTATTGAGGTCAGTCTGCAATATGCAGAAGAGCGTAAAACATCCAGTAGATTTTATGCAGCATAGGGGTTTTCTGATATAAAAATTATTATTTTCAGCTCAGGGGCAGGCGTATAAAATACTTGACATTCCTGGTAACTTATACATATAATTACACATGACTACACAAAACAAACCAATGACTAGAGTTAACCTATTCATGCCTAAAAACATGGATGCAAAGTTGCGCGAACTATCAGAAAAGACTGGAGCGCCGGTTGCTGAGATTATCCGCAGGGCTGTTGCAGCGCATCTTTTGAGGATGAAATGATCGCAAAAGTAACCCGCCAGAATTTAGAGACTTACTGTTGATGATTGCAAGGAGTTACGCAGCATGATCACCCCACTACCAGACCACACCAGGATCGATCGTCACTTCGCAATCGAACTTTTCACCGAATCCGCCAAGATGGACATTCGCAAGACCTGCAAGGAAGCCATTGAATCCAGCAATCGCAGCTTCGGCCAGATGATCCGCCATCACCGGGAGCGGATGGAGCGGGTGATGACGGATGAAAACATCGGGGATGATGCCGGGTTTATGTGCAGCGGGTTGAGGTTTGAGTAACGTGGAAGTAACCTGACGGGCGGGGCTTTATCCGTACGGTCAGGTTGATTGTATGGTTAGGGTGTTGAACGAAGAGGCAGGCGGGAAGCAAGACGCCGGGCTAAATGATCGGAGCAGCGCCAACAGGCGGGAAACGCTGCAAATACTGGATTGATGACGCCAAAGATCAAAGGTCTGAACCAGTACCGCACAGGCAGTGAGTGAGACACTGGCCGGGAGAAGCCGCTATCAGTGCTGGAGTAGCGACCAGCCCTCTTCATTGAGCACCCCAACGCTGGCGTAACCGGCGCGTAGCGAAGCGGAGCGGAGCGTCCGCGTTGACGCAAATGTTAGGCATGGAGGATTAGATGAGATATTGGGAATGCGAGTGCTGCGGGTCTTTGCTGGTGACGTTACCACAAGATTCTGCGGAGTTGTATAAATGCCCGCAGTGCGGAAAAGTGAAATGCGATCACGGCGGAAGATACGCAGAGGTGACTGCGGATTTTTTTGCGAAATTGGCCGGACTTGCCGTGCCTAACATTCAAATTGAGGGGCTGGCCGTCACCAGCCAAAACGGAGGAAATGCACCATGAACACCACTGAACCGCAAACGGAGCCACTTATCGGCCAGTCCAGCTCGAATGTAGGGTTGGGCGTCCTAGCAACCCTCATTTGCAGGCTGCCGTTTGCTGGCAAAAGCAAATCCGGCGGGTCGAAAAAGACAGCTTGTTGCCCGCGTTGCGGGGCAAGTAGCCGTAGTTACGGCTACCGACCCGGTAGCCGCTGGAAAAATTGTGCCGCGTGCGGATACGACCGACTCAAACAGGGGCAATTTGAGGCGGCGCGGTGGCGCGAAAAGCGCGGCCACTCCAACACCGCTGCGCAGATCATCCGTGCTCTCTCCTACTACAACAAGGTGTACGGGGCGCCCAACGCTTGAATTCACAGGCGGGCGGCTTTATCGCCCGTCCGGTGGAATGACGTGTTATGCCACGGTGCAACTACTTGGAGAGAATGATGAGCAACGACGAAATTTACGCGCTGGTTGATGAAACCGCCAACATGCTGCGCGGTATGACGCTAGACCCAGCCATCCCGCAACACGCAAAGAGCGCGATGTGGACACGAATCCAAACGCTGGAAGAAGCCCTAGAAAAGCTGGCAGACGGACTAGGGGCATAACGCGAAGTTGAGGGGGCGCGCACTATGAACGACGAACAAGAAACGAAAGACGCTTTTGCGCGCTCCCGCTCGAACGCCGGGTTAGAACGCCTGTGTGTTGGAGAGTACACCATTACTCGCACATCCAACTGTGGCTATTGGATTGGGCATTCATCCGGCGAAGGAATGGAAACCAGCAAAGCGAAATTTGAAGATTGGATTCATTCATTTTATGTTCTGGAGTTCTAACGTTCAAATTGAGGGGCCGGCCGCGGCTTTATGCGGACGGTCCATCTCCAATGCAGGGTTGGGCGGCGTACCGCCACAGCCGACTTGTGAAACGAAAGGAAAAAAATGAACACAACACAGCAGCGGATGACGGCAATTTTCAACGAGTGGGCGCGGCGCTATGCGGCAAACCCTGGCGAGTTCAGCGACATTCTCGACGCGGACGGCAAACCAGTCGAAGACTACGGCCAGAGCTGCACGCTCTACTTCGAAAAGATCGCGGACGAAATGACACAAGCCGGCCTGCTGCCGCTGCCAGAAACGGGCGGCATCATCCCACCCGGCATGGTGCTGGAGCCTCCTGTGATTCACAAAGACGGTGAGCCGAAAAAGTGGGTGCATGTAAAGCGTGGCGACAAATGACGACGCCCAACGCCTAGCTAACCGGCTGGCGCGGCATTTTGCGCCAGTCCGAGTTGAGCGACGTGTTAGGTGCCGTGTTGCCAGAGCCGACTTTTAAGGAAAAACGATGGCGCTTGAGAATTACCGGATACAACAGATTGACTACGCAACAGCGATGGCGGTAATTGTGCGAGAGCACTACCTGCACCGGAAAGCACCTTGCAGCGTGGCGTTTGGTTTGTTTCTCGGCGACCAGTTGAAAGGCGTGGTTTGCTACGGGACGCCGAGCAGCGCACCACTACGCAGCGGCATTGCGGGGCCAGAGAACGCCTGCAACGTGGCAGAGCTGACGCGGCTATGGGTTTGCGACAGCGTGCCGCGCAACGGGGAAAGCTACCTGATAGGGCGCACCGTTGGTAAGGCCGGAAAAGAGATTGTTGTTTCTTTCGCCGAGATTCAGCAAGGGCATGTCGGGATTGTGTATCAGGCGACCAACTGGATTTATACAGGGCTTTCCGCGAAGCGCACGAACTGGACGATTGACGGAATGAGCAAGCACTGCCAGACGCTCGCCGACAAATACACGGCGGCAGAAATACGCGCAGAGTTTGGCGACAGGTTCAGTTTGCAGGACAGGCCACGGAAGCACAGGTATGTTTTTATCAACGCTAAGGGGCGGCGCAGGGCCGATATTTTCGCAAGTTTGCGCTATCGGCCCGAGCCATACCCAAAGGCACCTAACGCTTGAGGTGAGGCGCGGGCGGCTTTTCGCCCGTCGCGCTCGACCGATGGGTTGGGCGGATTGTAACTACAACGAAAGGATACTGTGATGACAGACAGCGAGCTGCTTGAACTGGCGGCGAATGCGATTGGAACCAACTTCGTGCCGGCCGAATCATGGGACGACGGCGCGGGGTGGAACCCGCTCGAAGACGACGGCGACGCATTGCGTCTGGCGGTGAAACTGCGGATTGACCACGAATACGAAGGCGAAACGGTCGTGGTGTGGTTCGAGGCTCCGCGCCCAGGCTGGGACAACGGTCAAGTTTGGTCATGGACGGAACCACTCGGCGACGATCCTTGTGTATCGGTTCGGCGCGCCATCGTGCGAGCTGCTGCGGAGATGGCGAAGCCCAAGACGCCCAACGTAGAGTTAACCGGGCCGCTTTAGCGGCTCCGCGTTGAACGCCGGGTTGGGCGTATTTTAACCACGGAGAAAGAAATGGAAATTGATAAATTTGACGACTGGTGGACTGAAAATGATTTGTCATCCAGTGACATGATTAACCGCTCTGCCTGCCGCTATCTTTGGAATGATGCAGAAAAGGCAGGTATAAATTCGCAGGAAGAGCTAGTTAGACAAACAAATTTTGCTTTCGACTACAACTTTGGATTACTACAAGAAGCAGGAAACAATCTCAGAGTAAGCCAGAAACAACTCGCCGACAAGGCCGCGGTGATCGCAGAACTACACGAAGAGAACAGAAAACTGCGCCAATACAACGCACAATTGCAATATGCGTTGGAACAAAGCGAAGCTAGTTTTTTGACGCCCAACGCAAAGGTAAGGGGCGGGCGATAGCCCGTCCCAGCCCGAAGGGCGAACTTGACCGCCGGGTTAGGCGGGGTTTTATGGAGAACAAAATGAAAAATTTAAGATTCAAATGGGTTGGTAGGTGGTCGCCGGAAGAAAGGCAATTTCGTTTCTTTCGCATCATGTGGGAGACAAAAATATACTCGCACAAACTGGCTGTATCAATCAAACGGTGGCTTCCAAGAATCACGCTGCGCAGATCAGGTAGCGGGATATGGGTTTGACGCCTAACGCAGAGCTAAGGGGCCGGCCGCTTGCGGACGGTCCCGCTTGAGCGCCGGGTTAGGCAACTTTTTACGGAGACGGGCGTATGGACAACAACGCACAAGACGCAGCGAGATACCGCGCACTCTCGGCATGGATGCGGGCCGGGCAACCGGCGCGGCAAGACGACAAGATGGCCGGAGAAATGCTCGGACTGGTGCAGAGGCGACGCACATGGCCGATTCCGCAGGATGCGTTCGATGCTGCGGTAGACCGGGCGATGTTGCCTAACGCTTAGGTGAGCCGGGGCTTACGGAATGAACATTAGACCAAAGACGCTCGCAGCCCTCGGCTCGACCGACGTGTTATGCGTGGAGGCGCGACCAATGAAAGCAACCGACGAAATGACCATTAGCATGCGCACTTTTTTGGACGAAGACTCTTATCAGTACGGGGTTGAGGTGATGGTTTACGGACTTGCCAGCCAAGAGGAGGCAGACAGAGCGCAGGACCACCTGCGGAAATTGTTGTGCGGCGAGGAAAAGATATTGAATTGACGCGAACAGGAGAACGAAGTGAAGGTAAAACTTGAGGTAGTGATCGAATTGGGCGAGATGGATGTTGGCGATCTGGCGACGGCGATAAAGAGGGAAATTCGGGCGATGGACATACCAAACCCAGAAGGTGGCGTGATGTTCCTTTACCACCTGAGCGTGGTGGTAAAGGATGTGAGTGCCGGGTTATGCCACACGATAAACGAAAATTGACGACACGTGAGGCCATGATTTACGTGGCCGACATGGCTGCGCATGCACCAAAACCAGACTGCTACCGATGGATAGCAAAATGGTGGCGACTGCACGGCAGGGAAAGCGCGAACCCAAGCGAATGCCTGCGCTTTGCGAACGGACAGATGGCGCTTTACCGCGACATGACAAAGCGCCCCGAACAC